GCGTAATGTGCCACACATGGCCCGGCATGTGATGCCTGCTCGCCCTCGGCATACACCTTCATCCTTACCACCCTGTTTTTAGGGCTAAAAATACCCCCATAAGGCTTAAAATGCACCCTGCCTCATTATCCTTTTTCGATAAATACAAATGGTTATCTCGGTCCGACCCTGAGGCCATCTTCGGAGAACCGGATCACGGGAGCGCAGCGGATCACCTACGCCGACGACCTGCTCGAAGCGCTCGACGCCACCATCGACGCGGTTGTCGGCTCCCCCGACATTCTCTTCATGAACAAGACCGTCCGACGCCAGCTCAACGCCGCCGTGAGATCAGCCGGGCAAGCGATTGAGACCGTGAGCGGGGCCTTCGGGCAGCGGCTCGAAAGTTACGCGGGCGTGCCAATCGGAATCGTCGAGGAGGACAGCACCGGAGCTCAGATACTTGATTTTTCCGAGCCGGGGGACACCACGAGCATTTACGCCGTGCGTTTCGGCGTCGGTGAATACCTCGGCGGGATTCAAAGCGGCGGGATCGCCGTTGAAGATCTCGGCCTGGTGGACATTTTTTACAAAACTTTGATCGAGTGGATCGTGGGCATGGCGATCTTTCATCCCCGAGCGGCGGCCCGTTTGCAGGGCGTGCCTCGTACGGATGATTATGGCACCACCACGACCACGAGCGTTTAACCCGTGAACGTAGGGAGACCTCCTTCCGCCCTCCCGCCATGGCGGGTTTCGGCTCCTTTACCGCCGGGGCGGCGGGGAGGTCTCCCATAAGACCCAAGACGCCATGACCGATCTTTTCAACGAACAGCAGAAATTCACGCACCGCGCGCAGGGCCTCGTCAATGCCTTCGGGGACGACATCGCCAAGACCCTTGAAGGAGCGCTCGAAGAAGTCGAGGGAAGGCTTCTCCTGCTGTCCGCCAAAGCGGAGGAAACCCCTTCCCACCTTCGGCGGAAGGCGTATCTCGAAAAGCAGCGGGAAGAGCTGCAAAAGGTTCTGAACGAAATTTATAAGGATATCGGGGAGGGGATCAAAACCCGAGTGGTGCAACTTACACAGGCCATGCTGGGGATCACTCACAAGATCGTGGTTGAATCCCTGCCGGTCTCCTTTACCATGGGAATGAGCGTTCCCAAGCTCTCCAAAAAGGAAGTGGTGGCGTGGTTTGAATCGTCTCAAATCGAAGGATCATTTTTCAACGACTGGCTGAAAAAGCTTGAGGGCAACACGGCTGCCCGGATTATCTCAGAAAGTCGCCGGTCTTTCGTGCTCCACGAATCGCCCACCAAGACCGCGAAGCGGCTTCAAGAGGCGCTCAACGTCTCCCGGCATTCGGCGTCAACGCTGTTGAACACTGCCCTTCAGGAAGCCGTCAATTATGCGGAGCTTGAATATTACCGGGAGAACGCGGAGCGAATCCCCAAGGTCATGTTTGTTGCGGAATTGGATAGGCGCACGTGTGGGCTGTGCAAAAATTTTGATCTTCAGGAATTCGACATCAAGGAAGCCCAAGCGCAGAAGCCACCCCTTCACGCAAATTGCCGTTGTCGGCTGTTCCCTGTTTTCAAAATGGGTGACGTTTACTCCCTCGAAAAAGCAAAACGGGTCACCCGCAAAGACACCAAACCGCGAACCGTCCATCATCGGGACGGGACCACCTCAACCGAATACCAAGGATTTGAAACGGAGCTTGTGCCGTTTTCGACTTCATATCACGACTGGATGACCAGCATGGTGAAAAGCTCAGACCCCAAAGATAGAGCGTTCGCTTTAGAAGCTCTTGGGAAAACCCGCTTCGAGCTGGTCAAATCGGGAAAGCTTGAAATGAACTCCCTCTATTACGGGGGCAGGCTCAGAACGATCAAGGAACTTGAGGAGCTAACCTAAAATGGCAACGACGACCACCACCATTTATTATGACGACGAGGTTGAAGAGTCCGAGGGCCTTATCGTCTATCCCGATGAGGATTATGAAAGCTGGGTCAGCCTGGAAGACGCCGAAACCTATTTTGAAGGCCGACTCAACGCCGACCACTGGTTGAGGCTTGATTCCCTGGATCAGCAAGCAACGCTTCGAACGGCCTTCCGGTCTCTCTCCGAGCTTACTCTTGACCTAACGGACCTGGACATTACCGACCGCCAAGCCGCACTATTGAAAGCCTTGGGGCAGGCGCAGTGCGAGCAAGCCCTTTATGAGCTGGTCCGCGACCTGGACGGCCAGCAGGCCGAGAGCGTGAGTTTAGGCGGGCTTCTGTCCGCCAAGTTCCCGGAGCGAAAGAAAACGGAACGATACTCGGAGCGGGCTTTAGCGGTGCTGCGGCCTTGGCTTTCCGTCCCCTCAGTTAAAAGGTTCAGGTAAAATGTCTGAGACCCTCGAACAAATGGCCATGGCGCACGAGGTCTGCCCCCGCTGCAATCAGTTCTCCACCTGCCGGGTTCCCTGTTACCCCGTGGCGGAATACCTGCGGCGGGATAATCTCGCTGTTTTTGAAAAGAGCTACACGGACCCGGAAACCGGGCAGACCACCACCATTTTATTTTCCCGGTCAAGGGAGCTGCCGGAATCCGACCTTCCCCAGGATGACGGCAAGACCGCTGGCGAGTATCCCAAGGCATTCAGCACGGAGAATGAAAACCCCTTTGCGGGGTTCACCCCGAACCTGAAACAGACCGGGATTTTCATTGACCGCTTTTTTCACGGGGCTTCCTATGCCGACCTTGCGGTCAAGTACGAGATGAGCAAGGACAATGCCCGGAAGACCTATCACAACGCAATCAAGCGGCTTCTCGAAATCCTGAAGACCATGGATTCCGAAAAGCCGGTTGACCTCTCCCGCTACCGAAACAAATTGAGGAGCGAAGCGGGAAGATCCCCAAGGGTCAAAAGTGGTTTCTCTTGAATAAACTTTTCGGGATCATGCCGTCCGAGATTGCGGAAATGGAGGGCTTGACGGGAAGCTCAGTTGTACGTCAATTGATTATCCGGGTTTCCGATCAACTGAGAGCGGGCGAAATCCGATTGATTGACGCGACACCGGAGGAAGAGGCGGCAGCGAAAAAGCGGCTTGATTCCTACCGTGATAGAAAACGCCGGAAACGGCACGATGGGAAAAATGAACGAGTGCATTTAAAGCTCAATGAGAAGCGCGGATAAGCTGTCACTGTACGTGGCTTTCTTAGATGTCGAATTTTTGGTTATATTTTCAGAGCTCCGCATAACCTGTGAAACATCTTTAATATTGAGAACAACTAGGCATGTGTCATTTATTTGAGAGTGTCGACAACATCTCTTTTGAGTATTCCTGAAGTACTAATTTTGGGATTCCTGCCTTACCCCAAAAGGAAATCGCATCATCAATTTCAGCTTTGCTCCTTCTTTTTCTTTCTTGCTCAAAAAGATAATCAAAATTTTCTGCACTATAATGCCATGCGGAATCAATCTCTGGACAAAAGATGAACTTCATTTTTTGGAAAAGTTCTTTATCAGTTGCTTCAGTTTCGTACGATATATAAAATACTATTTCCGCTTTATCAGGAATATCTTTCTCAACTCCACTCAAGAGAGATTTAAGCATCATAGGGGTCGATGGCCTTAGAAAGAATTCAGAATTTGGATAGATAGTTATACTCTCATTTACTATTTCAGGAACAAGACTGTCTAATGCTTCTGAATTTGATCTTTTTTCACTTATTTTGTACCATATTTTAACATTAACAGCGGGTAGTTTTCCAACATTAACTAAATAAAACCCGTATTCATAAGGGCTTATTACATCATCTTTCATTGCAATTCTTGGCTTAACGAATAGAATAGGTTTGAACGATAACTCAATATTCTTACTAGTAAGATCGAGGCTATCTATTAATTTTGGGCTTTGTAACGAGTTTACGTGATTAAACGGTTTTTTTGGTTTTTGTTCTTTTAAATTCTTGCAAAATAAAACGGATTCCTCTTTCTTAGATTTGGGCAAACCTTAAGAAAAGGAGGAATCCGTTGGGCGAGATCGCGATGGATCTTCGCTTGGTGTTTACGATACCAAGTGCGAAGCTGACAATCAATGGTCTGGTGGTGGGGCTGAAGGAAGCGGCCCCGGAGGTTCTGG